AGTAGCATAACACAGTGTAACGCAAAGGGCTGGTTACCCTTTGTTGTTTCCTTTGGTTGGTTGGGAGCGAGGTCAGATTTATTTCTGGCCTCGTTTCTTTTTGTCTGCATTTTTTCTGTTGACAGGCATTTTTGTTTACGGTATTGGTTACTAATCAACAGCCAACAAGGAGAGAAAAGATGGCTACCAAACTAACCCACGCAGAATATGCAGCTAAACATACAGAAATATTTGCTTGTATGTCGGCGCACTTTTTAGCTGACCGTTTGCCCAATGATTGGGATACATGGAACGAAGAAAAGTTAGATCAATTCTTTAGTGACAATCATTGGGCACCATTTGAGTATTGGGATGTCAACGATGTCTACGAATTGATTGATGGTCTGACCGTTGACGTTATGAGCCTGATGGGATTGGAGATGAGCCGTGATTGAACGAACTTGGGAAGTTAAGGTAGAAGCAACGACAACCCGTGAAGTTATTGTCCGCGCTAACACAGAATACGAGGCACAGATAAAAGCCCAGATAGATATGGTGGGCTTAGTCGGTGGTGAAAATACCAAAGTTATATGGGCAAAGGTGATACCAAATGGCTAATCCTTCATGGTATGTAATCGAACATCCGTTCACCCGACCTAGTGTCAGCAACCCCTATTCATCTAGTTCGTTTGCTCTAGATGCAGCCGACAAGATACACGGTCAGCGGTTACGCCGTGTGAAGGTTGCTGATAACGAGGTTTGGGTTGGCGGAATTATTGTTTGCAGTCGTAGAAAAGCTATGGCATACAAGTTTAAGATAAAAGATTGGAAAGGAAGAACCTATGAGTGATCGTGGAGATTATAAGGTAAGAGTTCGCCTGACAACAGAACGTGAGGTGATTGTCAATGCAGAAGACTTCGATGATGCGGAATTTAAAGCTATCAAAGAGGCAGTAGCCCTAGTCGATGGTTACGATGCAGAGGTGCTTTGGGCTTTGGAACATGGAAGCCTTAGTGATTGGGAGAAAAAAGATGACTAAGATTGTAACTGGAATTGAATACTACAATGATGTAGTGCCGGAGTTTAACAGCAACGGTTGCCCTGACTTACTAGGTTGGGATGAAGCGATGCACAACAAGCTAGATGATGAGCGAGATGTCTGGGCAATCTTTCACAACAAAAAGATAGCTGAACTTTGCAGACCTGTCCTGTCGGATTTTTTCGACAAGCACCACAAAAACAACTACGATGAGTTTACATCTGGTGAGCCGACCTTTGTTTTTGAGACAGAACGTGAAGAAGCTTTCGGAGAAGCGACCCTAGATTGGTTTTGGGATGATGTGATTGGTGATTGCTTTGATTACGATTTGTGGGCAGACAAGGATGGCAACGTCTTGGATGCAGAGGGGGAGCCGTTTGACTGGGATAATGGGGGTTATCGCAAACAGAAACCATCATTCAAAAATTACCTAGTTGCATGTGAAAAACATTTAGCTTACGATTTTGAACATGCGATACGTCCTGTGGATTGCGCCGCTGAACATTTCGTTAGTTGGTTACAACAAGACCAAGAAAGATTAATTGAGTTGGGAAGGGAACTTTACAATGACCTGTACTACCAGACATTCGGTGACTAGAACCTGTCTCGCCTGTAACGGCAGCGGCATTGCCGAATACGACAAACCTAGAGTTGATCACGCCAATGGTGGCTGGATAGATAGCAGCTATGGTAAGTGTGATGTTTGTGATGGGCAAGGTGACCTACACGTTCTATCTGAATTTACCAGCTTGGACATGATGCTGTTCTTAAATGAGGTAGCTAAAATCTTAGAAGATGCCGACATAGTTGACAGCACACTAGATGACATATATGGTCACGTTAAGGACGCAAGAGATAAGGTGCGTGAATATATCAAATTTCATGGTTACGATGGAGACGACCGATGAGCCAACCAAACAAACTACTCGACCCAAACAAAACGTATTCAATCGGTGTGTGGGATATGCCAGTCTATTTAGTGGATGACTGCGGAGAGCCTGTTCGCAATGAGGATGGAACTATTGCCATCTTTACCATACCGAATTATGATTATTCATATCTTTGCGATGGCGTGGATATAGATGAATTAGAATTGCGCGAAGAAGGAGACGACTATGATAACGCTTAACCTACCAAAGAAACAAGTCAACGCCGTATTGGTAGCACTTGACGCAGAAATTGAGAGCCAATTAGGTGGCAGACCTGTTGACTGGGAGTATTTTCCAGAGGTTGCCGCATTGATGATGGCTTACTATACAACACGTTGTAAGTTCGAAGACGCTAAGTATGCGGACGATGCGTTTGAAACAGAAGTCGAGGATTTTTGATATGGGTAAGGTCAAGGCTTGGGCGATGCAGCTAGAAGAAGACTTCTGGTATCTTGCCAACAGTAAGATAGGCAACTGCGAATACTTTGGCGAATTTATGCAAGAGATGGAACAGCATCGTGATTTCTTGGGCTTGCACAACGACAAAGAATATGCTGAGATGTTGCGTGAAGCTTGGGATAACTACTGGAGTAAGTACATATGAGAACCGCTTGGGAGTGCCGCCATACACTGGCATATGTTTCGACAAGTGCAATCACGCCACGATACCCCAACGCGGCAAGTGATCCGCGCCTAATTAATGTCAACGATGAACGAAAAAAACTCAGGGAGATTGTCACTGAGAAAGAATGGCAAGGTAAAAATGCTGACGCAGAAAAATGTCAGATAAAAATATTGTCAGCCGCGTTACAAGAAGGACGATCCTATTACCCTGCATTTTAGTCAGCGGAGATTTTGTCAATGAATAATGTCAGCCTAAATATTGTCAACCGTGTAGAAAAGAAAACTACATTAAATCCCGCCTATCGTTGTGATGACTGCGGAGAACCGGCGATGGTTTATGTAGGCAATCTGTTTTACTGTCCGAAATGTTATCTAAAAAAAGAGGGGCAGCAAATAAAAGGGCTTGACCATGCCGGTTATTATCCTTAAAGGTAGGTAATCAACAAACCAACAAAGGAACCGAACCCATGAAAAAGGCAGATATAAACAAGCCAGCTATGACCATGTATCCGAAATCCGTTAAAGTGCTGGCGGATTATAACAGGAAAGATGGCAGCCCTAATCAGGTTGTAAAGCAATCTAAAAATGCGAAGCTTTCAAAAGACAAATTACCTGTAATTAAAAAGGGCAAGTTTAAGGGCTATGTGATTTATACCTTAACTCTAGAAGAACGAGCCACCTGTCCGCGTTCATGTTACCACTGGGATAATTGCTATGGTAATAACATGATGTTCGCGCACCGGTTGCAGCATGGCAGCGAATTAGAGCAGCGCATCAAAGATGAAATAGAAGAATTGTGCGCCACCTATAAAGGGGTGATTGTCCGGTTGCATGTATTAGGCGACTTTTATTCTGTCGATTATGTTGCAGTCTGGCAGTATCTCTTGACTAAATTTGATAACTTGGCGGTTTGGGGCTTTACCGGCTATGCGCCAGATAGTGATATCGGGCTTGCTATTCGTGCGGTTCGCGGCGTGTTCGGTGAGCGTTTTTCTGTACGATATAGCAACGCACCAACTTGGCAATTCAGCGCGAACAGTGCCGACCTATTCAAGCCAGTTAAAAACAAATCTATTGTTTGTCCCGAACAAACCGGCGCGGCGGAATCTTGCGCGACTTGCACCTTATGCTGGTCTGCACCGGAAAAACAAATCTTGTTTGTGACGCATTAGGAAATAATGTCAGGCCATGCTTTATCAGTTGGCAAATAATGTCAGCCCATGCCTGAAAATTTTGGGGTGTCTTGCCGTATCGGTTTGTTGGTTTAATCCGGCGGCGGGGGCATCATTGGATCAGTTGAGTAGCGGGGCTGATCTACTAGGGGCGGGGATTTTTCCCGCCTCTTTTTATTTCATTTTTGTTGTTGACCTATTCGGCGGGGCTATGGCATAAACAAATCAAGGCTGGTAGCAAGTACCATGCCAACAACCAAACAGAAGGAATAACCAACCATGTTTGATTTAATACCGACTCAATCAATTGATAACGCAAGGGCGAAGGGCAGCGACCTTTCATCCGTACATCATGACGTTTTTGACTGTGCAGTTTATCATGAATTTGCCAGCTTTGAACCGGTGCCAGTCGAAGCCGTTGTTACTGACGCTGATGGCATTGTTGAGCCGCAGCGGATGCCATACCATGCTTTGCGAAATACCCGAACAAACCGCGTTGTTGATGTGGTGCCGTTCAATCTGGACACCTATAACTTAACACCCCATGCCGAACTTATGCGGGAACAAGCGCACATTTTAAACGATTCCGGTTTGCGGGATTATTTGGGCAATGTTGAAGTTTGCGACCGGATCTATGAAGAGGGTTTGCGGGTGCACCGGACAATATATTTTCATGATCTAATCGACCGCAGCCGGACAAGATCAGGCCAGCAAGATGATACACGTTGCCGCTTGGATATTTTTAACAGTGTTGATAAGAGTTGGACGCTGCAAGTATTCAGCGGGGCATATCGTGATCTTTGCCGCAATACGTTGGTTTTTGGTGGTGAGAAGGCATATCACCAGAAGGCCAAACATACTAAAAATATGAATAGCGGCGCACTTATAACGAAGGGCGTTTTGGGCTTGGAAATGTGGGATAACCAGCGGGACACGATGCAAGCCTATCGCGAAATCGGCATGACTGAAAAGCAGTTTAATGACGTGTTGATCGATTCCGGCATGATCGACAAAGTTGGAAAGGTTGCCGCAAATAATGACGAATTGAAGGTAAACCAACGCAAGCTTGCGACCTTGCTTGATCTTTACGGCAAAGAAACCCGCGAATTAGGTGAGACAATGTGGGCGGCATTTAATGCTTTGACCCACTGGTCAACTCATTTGCCGGATGCCAATAAGGGGGGCAGGGATGAAAAGAAACGGCTTGATAAATCCATTGCTGTTCGTGATCTTGTCCAGTCTGACGCATGGCTAAATCATGCAGGAATGGTAGCGGCATAACATGGGCGAATTTATTGCTAATGCGTACAAGGTAGTTTGGATCATATTCCTTGTGCTTGCTATTTTAATGATCCTATAAACCAAAGCCCTGAGGGGCAGAAAGAAACCAACCAATGGCTAAATCAATTGAAACAATCCGCGCATCTCTTGCAAATGATCTTATCCTTGCTGAAGAGGCGGCAAGACTGGACGAACGCGAAAAGCTGAATGCACAATGGAAGGCGTACGTTGCCGAACTAGAGGCCAGCTATAAAAAACGCAATCAGGAATGGAACGAAAAACTTGTGCGTTTGTTTAGTGACCGCAACGGTGAAGAAACCGACCGGCAGCCGGTAAAGGTTCGCAAGCTTGGTTCGGGGCATTTCCGCATCATTCGGGAACTTCAAAAGGGTTTCACAGCTTGGCCGACCTTGATGGGCTTGACTGGTTATTCGCGGGCGACCGTTGCAACCTACATGAAAGAGATCAGGCATCATGGCTATGTGATCAAGACCCGCCCGAACTTGTCCGGCAATTCCCGCTTTCGGAAGCTTTACAAGATCGCTAGCTAATGCTATCAAAATCAGGCGGGGCAGCGGTTGCCCCGTCTATTACAATCGAAAGGAACTAAACCGACATGTCTTACAAAGCTTTTCTTACTGATACCGGCCTTGCCGATACCCGCGTCTGGAATATCAACTGGGCTATTGAGCAATTACATGTTGCAGTCAGCCAGCTTGACTTGACTAACCTTGCAATATTGAACGAGCACTGCCCCGAACTGGTGGCAGCGGCTAATCGCTATGGTAAACTTGAACAGGGGCTTGCTACGTTCGAGGGAACTCAACCGAAGTTTGCAAGGGAAAAGATCGCATTTCCTAGCCCTGCAATAGCAAAGTTAATCGGCAAAACCGGCTAACGAAACCGACGTATTCCTCCCCACCTTGACCCGCTTGGCTAGTCCGGCGGGTTTCTTTTTGCCTGAAGCTTAGTAAATACCGTTGCGGATTGATATCGCGGGATAATCTGGGCGGGGCTTATCTGCAGCATTGCTAACAAATACGCAGTCAATATCCCACCAGTAAAGTTTTCAATATCGTTTAAAGTGTCAGGCGGGATTTTAAAAAGGGCAATGTGTCGCGCTATATAAAGGGAAAACAGGCGGGATCATTCCGGCGGGTTTGCTTGTCGGGTGGTTTCCTTGGGCTTGGCAAGAGGGAGACCCCTTTGGGGGTTGGTAAGGGCCACTGGGGGGTACCCAGTACCTGTTAGCAACCTCTCCCGTGATTTTATCCGGCAGGGTTATCGATACGGGAATAAAACCGACGTGTAGGGGGAAGGGTTTGTCTGTGGTTTAGGCAAAAAAAGACCCCAAAGGGATCTCCCAGTGGGGTAAGAAACCGACGTATAGGGGGAATGGGGTGGTATAGTGTTATTTCCCGGCGGGTCTTACCCTCAGTATAAGGGTCAAATTCATTTTTGTCAAGAAAAAACTAACCAATACCGCTATTTTATACATTTGTTATTGACTTACAGGCTGTTGATGGCTATACTTGTGTTGTGGGGCTAGATTATTCTAGCGCATCCCGACAATTAACCTCTTGACTTGTAACAACAGGGCGATGTAGGCTAAGAAATCGGTCCCACAACTCTTTTCACAGGAAATCGACATGCTATATGAAGCAGCAATACTTGTCTGCCTGTCGGTTTCGCCCGACACATGCCACGAACTCAAAGATACACGCGGTCCATACGAGACAAAAGAAGCTTGTAAGGCTCGTGTAGACGAGATGTCTAGGTTTGCAATAACAGCTAACCTATTCGAACTCGATATCAAGTGGAAATGTGCGTCGGTTTCGGGACAAAACGATGAATCTACTTCCCCAGACACAAAAAAAGAAGGAACTAAGTCCTCAACAGGAAAAGTTCCTCGACTTTCTGTTTGAAAATGGCGGACAAGTCACAGCAGCAGCCATCGATGCCGGTTACTCGCGGGGTTCTGCCGCGTGGCTACGTTCTACGCTTGCTGATGAGATTATTGACCGTACAAAAACAGTCCTAGCTACTAACGCATTCAAGGCTGCAAGCCGCGTCATAGCAACAATAGACAATCCTACCCCTGAACGTGGAGACGACTTGCGCCTAAAGGCTGCTGAGTCGCTCCTAAACCGCGTTGGCGTAGCAAAGCAAGAACAAATCAACCACAATGTAACTGCCGTTCACGGCGTAGTATTATTACCACCTAAGAAAGAGGTAATTATTGATGGTTGACAGCTTAGATAAGTATATAGTTTGCGTTGAAAACGTAGTCCCACACGACTTGTGTGATGCTATACTCAAAGAATATGACAGTAACGCAGAATGGGAAAAGGCCCGTATAGGTGCCAGCAATCGTATAGATACTAAAGTAAGAAATTTAACAGGAATAAACATCTCAAATAACGATACTAAAATTAAGAATCCTGAAATAAGAAATAATTTGGATTTGGCGTTGTTTCAAAGTGCAGGTAGAGCCATACAAGGCTATCAAAAAGTATTTGAAAAATGTAATATCGAAGAAGATACAGGTTATGATTTACTTCGTTATAAAACAGGAGAGTTTTACAAAGAGCACGTAGACCACTTTAAAGCTTTTCCACGTACTGTATCTTGTTCGTTTAGTTTGAACAGCGAGTATGAGGGGGGTGAATTTTCTTTCTTCAATAATCAATTAAAAGTTCGTGTAGATAAAGGCTCTGCTATTATGTTTCCTTCTAACTTTATGTACCCACATCAAATTTTACCAGTAACGAGCGGTGTGCGATATTCTATTGTAACGTGGTTTAGATAATGGCTAACGATATTATAGATGTATACTGGACACCTCTAAACGAAAATACTCCTATATCGATTCTAAAGTATCAAGATCCTGTGAAAGCAATTTCAACCTTTCCTCACAAAGATAGTTTGATATTTAAATGTCCTGCATTCAAGGACTACTATAAAAACACATTTGCTTTAAAATTTCCTATCGATTACACCTTAGACATAGGTCCACAAGGTCAGCTATCTACACCAGACTATGACGCCGAACTAATTAACAAAATGTTTGTAGTACGCGATGCTTTGACTAAGTTTTACACGATGAATATTTTTCATCTAATGTTCAGCGAAGAATCCCTGCCTTTGCAACTTTCTTCAGCACACACGATGGATGAAAACGGCTTTGTAAATAATACTGTGGTAGTTCCCGGAGTGTACGATATAGGCAAATGGATACGCCCCATCGAATGTCCCTTTTTTGTAAAAGAAAATAATAACCGCGTGATCATAAAAGAAGGTAGTCCTTTTTGTTTTATTAAGTTCAATACAGAAAAAAAGGTACGGCTAAATAAATTTTCAATGACAGGCGACATGCACATAATACTAGATGAAATACTGGCTTCAAGAAATCATAGTACAAGAGTAGGACGACCTCTTGTGGAGTTCTACAAAATACTATCACAGTCACGGTACAAAAAACAATTTTTAAAGTTAGTGAAGGAAAACTTATTATGAGTGATTACGGAACTCGCAGCAAAGAATACCAAGCACAAGAACAAGCAACTCGTAAGCGTCAAGCTGCCGAAGCAAAAGCAGGTTCAAAGATTTCAAAACAAAAAGATGCAGAATACAGCGCAACTGAAAAAGCTAAACGCAAAGAACTAGACGCTGCTCAAACGGCTGTAAAGAATCGTATGAAGTCTTACGGCGGTGGCAGGTATCAACAACCTCGTCGCGCACTAGGTATCTTGAGTGATGCAAAGAGACTACTAAGAATCTAATGTCTGAAACCGACGAGCCAAAGCGTAAAGCGGGTCGACCTAAAAAAGATCCGAACGCACCGAAGCAAACGTACCAGCTATCTACGGCTGAACGTGCTCGTCGTGGTGCACAAAAGCGACTACGTGCCGCAAAGAAAAAAGCAACGCAAGCAACTAAAAAAGCAGAAGCACAAAGAGACTATGCACGTAAACTCGAAAAGACAATCGGAAAAGTCGAAAAAGGAATTAACGGCGACGGAAGTACAGTGGTCGACATGGGAGATCTCTCCGTTCTACCCGAATCCGTATCTGAACTCGTACAAGACAGTGAAATTGTATTTCAGCCAAACGCTGGACCACAAGAAGAGTTTCTTGCAGCGTCAGAGCAAGACGTTCTTTACGGCGGAGCCGCTGGTGGCGGTAAGTCGTTCGCTCTACTTGCTGACCCCTTACGCTATTGTCACAACCCTAATATGCGCGGCCTTCTTCTCAGACGCACCTTAGACGAACTAACAGAACTAATCGATAAGTCACGCCAGCTATATACAAAGGCATTTCCCGGAGCAAAGTTCCGCGAATCAAAATCCACATGGGTTTTTCCATCAGGTGCTACGATTTGGTTTACCTACCTAGACAGAGATAAAGACGTTACCCGTTTTCAGGGACAGGCTTTTAACTGGATAGGCATCGACGAAATAACACAATATCCAACCCCTTATGTCTGGGACTACCTTCGTTCTCGTTTGCGTAGTACCGATCCCGAATTACAGAAATCTTTGAATATGCGTTGTACAGCCAACCCCGGCGGTGTCGGTGGCTGGTGGGTAAAGAAGATGTACATCGACTCTCGTACAGAGAACGTCGCCTTCCCCGCATACGACATAGATACTATGAAGCCGTTTGTGTGGCCTACCGGTCACGAAAAGGCAGGTCAGCCGTTGTTCTACCGCAAGTTTGTACCGGCACGGTTGACAGATAATCCCCACCTCATGGCAGACGGTCAATACGAAGCCATGTTGAGATCGCTCCCAGAAGTCGAGCGGAAGAGGCTTCTCGAAGGGGATTGGGATGTGGCAGAGGGAGCGGCCTTCCCTGAATTTTCACGGAGCAGACACGTTGTCGAACCTTACGATCTACCTACCAATTGGCCTCGCATTCGAGCAGCAGACTATGGCTATGCCAGCCCGTCGTGCGTTCTTTGGGGGGCTATTGACTGGGACAACAATATCTGGGTTTATCGTGAGTTGTATGCTAAACACTTGACAGCAGAGCAGTTGGCTGATAAAATACTAGAAGCAGAGCAATTTGATCCGTTACCTCATTATACCGTACTCGATTCTTCCTGCTGGAACAAGACTGGCTTTGGACCATCTATTGCGGAAGTTATGATGAGACAAGGTGTTCGCTGGACTCCTTCAGATCGGAATCGTATTCAAGGTAAGATGGAGGTTCACCGCAGACTTGCGGATGATCCTTATTCACAGGAACCACGTCTTCGCATATTCTCTAACTGCCAGCACACAATCAAACAGTTGGCAGGTATCCCGCTATCAAAAACCAACAGCGAAGACGTGGATACTAAAGCGGAAGACCACGCATACGACGCTTTACGTTACATGGCAATGACACGTATGAGCGGGTACGCAGCAATCCACCAACAACTAGGCGCAATCAAGAACCACGTATATAAGGTTCAGGATGAAGTATTCGGGTACTAACGTATGGCTGAACTAACCAAACAAGAAAAAACCGTTGTCGATGCGTTCCTAAATACGCAACGAGCATTGTTTCCTGACGGCGACATTCCTTCTTTAGAAGAGGTACGCGCACGAATTGACTCCGGTAGTCACACCGTTGGTGATGCGTTCATTGCAAAGATGTACAACGATGGCGTACCGGATGAGCCTATTCTTGCTGAGTTAGACGAAACAAAAGATTTCTACAGTAAGTTCGAAAAGTCTTTTTCACGCGAAGTCGTCGGACCTGCTCGTAACACAACAGGTATTAGTAATAACATTACAAAACTTGAGAAGGGCGGTATCGATCTAGGTTCGTCCTTTTCTGATTTCGAAGAACAGTCCAAAACGCCGGGAAGCGGTATTAGCGAGGATGTTCGCAAGAATATCGTTCGCCCGTTCAAGGTTGCCTCTAACAACGTATTAGAATTGAAGCTATCGCGCACAGGAGCCTCTAAGGGCACCCGTAAGCTTGCAAAGGGTGCTATACCTGCTGAAGTCCTTCAATCGGTCTTACAGGGCATTGGTGACATCCCTGACGCGGTTACACGCGACGCGGTACTGGCATCCTTGCTGGGTTATCGTGGAGAAGACTTATCTAACATGCGTACAACTCGTGCGCTTGCCACACGATCTAAGCCGGTTCGTCCCTTCTACGATAGGGAAGCTGGCGTTGCTCGTGACCCCGAAGTAGCTACAGGTGGTGGTCGTAAGGCAAAGGGACCAGATAAACCGGCAGGTCCAGTTCTTCGTGAGATCTTGAACCGTCGCTACGACGCAGCAGGAGCAACAGGCGAACTCTTTCCGAACATGACTACAGGAAAGATCAGCGCAGCCCTCAAGAAACATGTTTTTCCGAAGATTCCACAAGACGTACAAGATAAGCTTCTGACTAAGCCATCTGGCTATACCGATCTTCGTCGTATCACTGCTTCTGCCATTGCTAACCAGCTTGGTCGTCCTGACCTTGCAAGTGAAATCATTAGTCACAAAGGTTCTGGTGAAAGTTTACTTGACAAAGTTATGACAGGATACTATACTGATGTAGAAGATATCAGTGGTTTACAACAACGTGGCGAAATCTTAGTAGCCTACGAAAAGATGATGGCAGATGCCGTTGGTGCCACAGATGCAAAAGGATTAGGCGAAGCCCTTCGCTTAGACTTAGCACCAGAGTTCAACGCACAATACCCTGAAGTAGACGCGATGGCAACTCCGTCGCAAGCACCGGTTCAACCGACTGCTGCTACTCCAGAAGAGATTGCACAAGGCGAAGCGTTTCGTGCAGCAAAGACTGCAGAGGCGACAGCTACAGCAGAACTCTCTGCACAAGAGAAAGCTGCAGCAGCCGAAGCTAAGATGCTAGAACGGGCTTCACGTGCACCGGAGATTGCCGAAGCAGAACGCAAGCTTGCAGAAGCTAAAGCCGGATCGAAGAAGGTAGCCCAAGTCGCATCAGGAGAATCTTTTTTACAGAAGGCTCTCAAGATGGCAAAGCCACTCAAGATGTTGGTTGGTCCTGCAGCTTTAGGTATATCTGCTCTTGCTGCTAAAGAAACAAAGGCAAGTGTCACACAACAAGCCGAAGCGTTAGGATTACCTAGTTCCGTTGCTGAAGCAGCAGGGACAGTAGCAGGAGCCACAGAGTTTCTTCCAGTTGCTCCTAGCGATGTTATCGCAGTAGGACAGTCTATGGCATCTCCTGTAGCTGATCCCGGATCGGCTCGTCCTATCGAACGTATCATGGCAGACCAGCCGAACCTGTTTCGCAATAACGAACCTGCCGCTCCTAGCGCAGATACGGTTGTTCCAGCAGCACAGCCACAGATAACAGAACCGGTACGTGTACCAGATGCTGTACAAAACGTACCCACCTCTTTTCTTTCTAACCCAGAAAGATTGAGCCAAGCGAGAAAAGCCGCTCGTTCTGGCAACGATGCAACCGGCTTTATTTCCTACACACCATAAACTGGGAGACTAACCAATGAACATGAACATGGGTCCAGCTTACATCATGAACAGCGACAAAACTAACGTTGACGACATGATGGGCTGCAACAAACTGTATCGGGAAGGTCTAGAGTTCGACACCAAAGCAAAGCAAGGTGTACTTACCGAAGACATGCCTAAGAAAATGACAAAGAAAGCAGTCGATCCTTCAGTGATGAAAATGGCTGAACAACGCGACTATTAAGGACACCTAATGTCTGATAATTTTCTACAACCCCCTGACGACGATCAGGTTGTAGTTGTTGATCCTGACGGAAACATGCCGGGTCTTGCCGGTTACGTTCGTCGCAAGTTTGAAGATTCCGAAAATGGTCGGTATGCTTACGAGCAACGCTGGCTAAAGGCATTTAAAAACTTTCGTGGTATCTACGATTCTACAAC